GCCTCGGTCTCGCTGGTCCCGTTATAGGCGACCGTCAGCCCAGGCGGCAGCCCACCGCCCTCGTCGTACCAGTGCGGCGACCGGGACAGCCACTTGTTGTACGCGTTCGTCGGGTTGCCGTACCCCATCTGCGGGATGTGGTGGTCCAGCATCCACCGCAGCTGCGTGGCCGGGTTCGTGCGCCAGTCCCAGCCGGCCGCGGCCATCTTCGAGCCGGGCAGCGCCTGCGGCAGGCCGTAGGCGCCGGAACTGGGGTTCTTCGCCAGCGGGTTCCAGGACGACTCGCCCTGGACCAGCTTCTCCAGCGACCCCCAGTGCTGGCCCCATCCGCGGGCCTCCAGCATCTGCCTGGCCATCGCCTTCAGCGGCCCGGAAGCCACGTCGGACACGGCGCCGGTGACCCCGTTCCACACCGCCGTCAGCTGCGACTTCATGCCCTCGACGATCCGGCCCGGGATCTGCTTGACCAGCCCGCCGAAGCCGGAGTCACCGAGCTCGCGCAGCCGGCCGAGCGGACCGGAGAACGCGTCCTCGATCGCACCGAACAGGTCGAACCCGAACCCGCCACCGCTGTCGGCGACGCCGGACACGTCCGCGCCGTTCAGGAACGAGAGCGTCCCGGACCGGTTCTGCGCGCCGCCCAGTGCGCCGGCCGCGGTGACCTCGACGTGCAGGTGGTTGCCCGTGCTGTTGCCGGTCGATCCGACGCGGCCGAGGAGCTGGCCGCCGGCGAGCTGCTGACCGGTCGACACCAGCGCCTGCGACAGGTGGCCGTACACGGCCTCCATGCCACCGACCAGCCGCTGAAACACGGCCAGACCGAACCCGCGACCCCAGCCGGAGTACGTCACCGGCCCGGGCGTCATCGCGTACACGGGCGCGCCACCGGCAGCAGCGATGTCGACGCCGGTGTGCCCGCTGTAGTTGCCGGACAGGGCCCGGGTGTTCGTCGGCCAGACGATGCCGCCGGCGGCCAGGCCGCCCCGGTAGTTGCGCCGTTCCGTGGCCTGCAGGTCCCGCACGGCCGCCGGCCCGCCGCGCAGTGCGGCGGCGTTGACTGCCTGCAGTCGCTGCCGCTCGTACGGGTCACGCATCGCCTCGGACACGTAGACGCCCTCGCCGCGACGCATCGGCACCAGCACGTCGTCGCCCTGTGCGTACGGGGTGTAGCCGGGCAGCACGCCGCCGGAGCGGAAGCCTTCGAACTTCCACTCCTCGAGTTTGTTCTGCGGCATGCCGACCTTGTCGGCGAGCTTGTTGAAGCCGCGGATCAGCGGGTTGATGACGATGTCGGCAACCCACCGGACCGGGGCGGAGAAGACACCCTTGACCTTGTCCCACGCCGTCTTGATGCCCGACTGCATCCGGTCGAACAGGTCGACGACCTTCTGCCGCATGCCCTCGAAGATCTCGCCGGCCCGGGTACTGATATTCGTGAACTTGTCGGACAGCCACGTGGCCATCGGGTCGACGACGCCATGCACCCGGTCGGAGATGTTCTGCCAGATCTCCGAGAGGCGGTCCTTGGCCCAGGTGATCGCGGCGACGATCCCGTCGCGGATCGCGTTGAACTTGTCGGTGAGCCACGTCTTGATGCCGTCGACGTACGGCGCGAGCCAGTTCGAGATGCCCGTCCAGATTTCGACGATCTTGTCCCACAGCCACTGGAAGACCATCCCGATCGCGGCGCCGAACACCTCGAACACCTTGCGGGCGTTGTCGAGGGGGCCGGAGAAGCGCGCGACAATGCCGTCCCACCAGGACATGAACACGCCACTGACCCAGTCCCAGATGCCGGTGAAGATGCCGACGATCCAGTCCTTCGCGGCGGTGAACGCGGCGGTAACCTTGTCCCAGGCGCCCGTGAAGAAGTCGGCGAACGGGCCGGCGAACCAGTCGCCGACGGCCTGCGCGCCGGCCTTGATGCCACCCCAGACCATGTCCCAGTTCGAGGCGAGCCAGATGATCCCGGCAACGAGTAGCGTGATGCCGGCCGCGATCAGGGCGACCGTCAGCGTGATCGGGGACGACACGAGCATGAAGATTCCGACCGCGACAGCGGCCACTGCGAACGCGACGGCGAGCACACCGAGTACGGTCACGACGGCCTGCATCGCGCCCGGGTTGTCCTGCGCCCACTTGGAGATCTTCTCGGCCGGTTCGACGAACGGCTCCAACCCTTCTGCAATGGTGGCGGTCAGGCTGTTCTGCAGCGAGTCGATAGGCGACTGTGCAGCCTCGACCGCATCCGCGGCTGCGAGGGACTTGTCTCCGACGTCGCCCAGCCCGGCCCCGGCGCCAGAAAGAGACTGCAAGAACTCGGGGATCTTGTCCGTGCCGAGATCCTCCAGCGGTGTGCCGAACAGCGCGATGGCCGTGTTCGCCTGCAATGCAGGGTCCTCGATGCCGAGAAGGCTATCCACGATCGTCCCGAACGCGCCCTGCGCAGAGTCTCCCCCGGCAAGGATCTGCGAAGCCATGTCTTGCGCAGACAACCCGAGCGTGTCGTACGCGGCGACGGACGCCGTTGACATGTCGGTCGACCGGATCGTGAACTCCTTCAGGGAGTCGCCGGTCTTGTCGATCGCATACTGGCCATCCTTCGACGCGGCGGCGAGCATCCCCATAGCGGTTTCGCCATCGAACCCGAGCTGCGCAAAGAACTGGGAGTACTCCTGGGTGGCGTCCATCACTTCACCGCGCAACGCCTCCGGCACCTGCTGCAGGCTCGCGGTCATCAGATCGAACGCATTGACCGCGTCAGCAGCCAGCCCCGTCTCGATCAGGATCCCCGCGTTCCGGGCGGCCTCCGACACGTCTTGGTCGAACACATCAGCGAAGCCCATCGCACGGGACGTGACATCGTCCAACGTCTCGACAGACGCGTCTCCCAGCCCACCGATCGACGAAATGACCGACCCGACAGCCGCGGTCGCCTCCCCCACGTCCGCGCCGAACCCGCGCCGCCACAAATCCGAGGCAGCATCACCGACACGGCTCGCCTGCTCGGCCGTCAGGTCGAGCGCGACACCAACCTTCGCCGTCGCCCCAGCCTGATCCCACGTCTGCTCCCACGCCTTCCCAAGCTGGTCAGCGACAGCCATCGACGCGCCCGCAGCCGCAGCCAGCCCACCAAGCGCACCAACAACCTTCCCGATTCCGCCACCACCAGCAACACCAGCGAACCGGTCCTTCAACCCACCCCACACGCCACCGGACTTCTCGCCCTTGTCAGACGAGTCCTTCGTCGCGTCACCGAGCTCCTTCGCAGAGTCGGCTGCCTGCTCGTGCGCGGCCTTCAGCCCCTTGACCGCGGTCTCGGTCTTACGGGACGCCTCGGCCTGCCGCTCCTGCGCGGCCTCCAGCCGAAGCGCCGCAGCCTCCGCCTGCTTCGAGCTGTCGCCGTACTTGGCGCGGGCGTCGGCCAGCTTCCCCTCAGCCTCAGCGGTCTTAGCGGCGGCGTCACGCTCCGCGGCGCGCGCCTTCGCGATCCCCTGCGTGGCAGTCTCGACGGCCTTCTCGCCGCGCTTGGCGGCGTCCTCCAGCTTCTTCACCTGGCCGTCGGCGACACCTGCGCCGACGGCCCGGTCGAACAGGCTGGAGAAGGCGCCGCCGGCGCGCTTGCCGGCGTCGCCGGCGGCCTTCTCCGTGCCCTGCCCCAGCAGCCGGCCGAAGCCGGAAAGCTCGGGCAGCACCTCCAACCAGACTGCATCACCGGCCACGGGGGTTTCCCTTCGTCAGCGCCCGGCGAACCGCGCGTCCATTTCCGCCTCGACCTGCGCGGCGAGCGCGGCCTCGACGGCCTCCGCTTCGAGTTCCTGCTCGCTCTTCGGCCGGGCCGGGTAGTCGACCTCCAGGCGCGGCTTGTCCTTCGGCGTGTTGATGTTGTGCGTGAGTGCGAACAGCTCCCGCAGGCGGGCCTCGATGTTCCAGCCCCGCCACTCGGCCCGCGTCCAGCCGCTGTTACGCGCCACCTCGAGCGCGTTCCCGGCCGGAAGATGCTCCACCAGCACGCGGAACTTGCGGACGGTGATGTCGCCCCGCATGACCTCGGCCAGCGGATCCCGCCCCGGATACGCCTGCATCAGTGCGGCCTCTGCCGCCTCGGGGTGGTCGCCGATCAGACCGAAGACGTCTGCGCTGCTACCCCCGGTAGCGAAAGTCCTGCAGGTTCTGCATCGTCTCCCGGGTCAGCACCGCCCACATTTGCATCAGCAGGCCAGCGCTGCGCCCGGACGACTTCCACGTCTCCAGCTGATCCTCGGCAGTGAACGTCGGATGCCCGGCGAGGAGCACCAGCGCAGCGGCGTCCGCGTCGTCACCGCACGCGATGATCTGCGCGCGCATATCCTCGATCGCCGAGCCGGTCGCGTCGTTCAGGTCGACGGGGATCTTGATCCACACCGACTCCTCAGCGTTGACCTGCAGCTCCTTCAGGCTGTCGTCGCCGATGACGTTCTCGGCGAGCTGCCGCTCAAACGCGGCGACGTTGATCTTCTTGGCCTTGGCCATGGTGGTGTCCTCCTGGGTGGGGTTGCGTGGGGCTGGTCAGTCCGCGCGGATGAGTTCTCCGCCGCGGCCGATGAAGTTCAGTAGCTCGAGGCTTAACGGGAACCGGTCGTCGCCCAGATCCGCGAGGTAGATGATGTCCATCCCGGGGTGGCCGACCGCTTCCTGGTCGCAGGAGAAGCTGATCTTCCCTCCGGACGGGAAGGTGATCTTCTCCATGCCGTTCGCACGGGAGGCCCGGGCGACCCGGGAGTCGCCGGACTCGACCGCGGCATGGATCAACTCCTCAACCGCGTCCCGGCGTACATGAACACTCCGTGCGAAGACGAGGATGTTCTTGCCTGCGGTCGCATCGGCGAGCAGCCCGGCGGCGGTGTAGCGGTTCATGGTTCCTCCAGCGGGGTTGATTGTGGGGTGGGGGGCTGGCCGCGGTGACCCCACAGACGCCGCGGCCAGCCAGTCAGGGGTCAGACCGCCGGGACGGTTCCGACGTGCGTGGTGTACGCCGGGCCGTCCTGCGCCTTCAGATGGGTCAGGTTCGTCACCTCGTCGACGTAGATGCCGAACGTGAAGCCCGACGTCTCCGGGTCGGACGCGTTCATCACGGAGTTCGTGCGGGTGGTGGGGCGGGCCCGCAGCTTCAGCTCGTGCCGGAAGTAGGCCTGCGCGCCGACGCCGTCCTGCGCCAGGATCCACAGCACGTAGTAGGGGACGTCGGTGATCTCCTCACCGTCGAAGCCCCACGCCTGGTCACGGTTCACGGGCCAGTCGGCGACCGGCAGGTAGTGCTTGAGGGCCTCCACCCACGCGTTCTCCTCACCGAACGTGACGGTCAGCGAGTCGGTGACGGACTCCAGGTCGTCGCGGACCGGGCGCAGCGACTGCAGCATGTTCGTCGGCGTCGAGCTGATCTCGTTGCCGAAGTCCAGGCCGTCGGTGGTGACGTAGCCCATGTCCTTCACGCCGGCCGGCCACGCGATCGGCTCACCGGTCGTCTTGAACAGCGCTTCGTTGGACGCCGGGATGGTGACGCCGGTGGCGCCGTAGTCGGAGATCCCGAGCCGGATCTTCCGCCACTTGCGGACCGCGGCGTCGTTGATGTCGATGGTGATTGCGGGCACTGTCATGGTGGGCCTCCTTGGGGCATGCTTGGAGCCCGGCAGCCGTGACGGCCCCGGGAGATTGCGTGGATGACGGTTACTGCTGGGTGAGGACGGTGTTCAGGGCGACCGTCAGCGCGTAGACCACGTCAGCCGGTGGCGCGTCGTCGGGGGTGATCTCGACCGTGTGGCCGGACAGGCCGCCGACGACCACGACCCGGACCTGGTCGCCACTCGGCGCAGTGGCCGTGGCGTGCGGGGAGAGCTCGAGCAGATCCTCCACGTCGGCCGTCTCGGCGTCGGACAGGTCCCGGTCGCCGGACTCGGCCAGCGACACCGTCGCAGCGGACCACCGGTGGCCGCGCCCAGCCATGCCGGTGGCGAGCTGGTCGGCGGACATCTTCAGCTCGCAGCGCCGCGCGAACATGCGGTCGGGGTCGAGCATCACTACTCCTCGTCAATCATCGGTTCCGGCTGGCGCCGCACCGTCAGGCTGTAGGTGGCGGTGCCGGACGACAGGCCGGTCGGGCCCGGATCCTCCGGCGCCCACCCGAACGGCACGTCGACCTCGTCGACGTACGAGCGGGCCAGGAAGTCCAGCCGTCGCATGGCCCGGTCGACCCGCCCAGTGAGGCGCCACATGCCCGAACGGGTCGCGGCCACCACCGTCAGCTCGACGTCGACGGACCGGTCCAAGCTGCCCGTGTTGCCGACCCGGCAGCGGACACCGCCGGTGTTCGGGCCGACGTCGGCGCCGTCGCGCTGCACCGCCCACACGACGGTCGTGTTGGCGTTCAGGTAGTCGACGATCTGGTCCTCCAGTAGGGGCCAGTCGAGTTCATCGGCCACGAGCGGCCCTCCTCAGGATCTTAGTCCGCGAAAGTTTCGCGGACCGGCTATCTTCTTCCTGCTGCTCATCGGGCAGCTCGGCGATGATCCGGCCGTACGGCCGTCGGCCGCCGTGGCTGGTCTTCGCACCCGACCTGCGGCCACTCTCCAGCCGCAGCGCGTCGCCCATGTGACCCCGGCCCGCCGCGTACGCCGCGGTCTTCGCGGCGAGCAGCACGGCGCGGGCCCGCCGGTCCACAGCAGCCCGCACCGACGGGGCTTCTAGTGCCTGGTCGTACGTCTTCTGCGTGATCTTCATCAGCCGACCCGCACGATGTGGACCTCGCCGCCGGCGGCCGTGCCTGTGAACGGGTTGGCCCAGGCGAACGGGTGACCGTCGACCTTCCACAGGGTGCCGTCCGCGAGGCGGACCTGGTCGCCCTGTCGGATGTCAGCGCCGGGAGGCGGGTACAGGGTGTAGTCCGTGGTGGACCAGCCCATCACCCCGCCCACACTCGCCGTGGCCATGGGTGCGACGACGCACTGCTCGACCGCGCGTTGCGTCCCGGGCAGCGGGTTGCCGTACTTGTCGACGGCGCCACGGACTACGGTGACCGTCTGCACGCTCATGGGGTGGTGAACAGGCTGGCGTAGCTGACAGGGGCAGGGAACGACCCCACAGGCCCAGCAGGCCCCGCAGCGGCCTGCCCCGCGATCTCCCGCAACCTCGCCTTGTCCCCGGCAGACAGCACCCCCGAACCGGTCCGCTGCCGGTAGACGGCGTTGTACGGCCCCGTCGTCTCCGACGCGAGCCACGACTTCCCCAGCGCGAACGCCTGGACCGCGGCCAGGACCACCAGCCGCGCCTCCTCCATCGCGTCCATACTGAGCACCCCGTCCAGACCCGGAGCGGCCCGGGTCGCTTCCGAGTTCACCCCAGAGGTGAGCAGCCCAGCCCAGAACGGGGTGATGGTGGGCACAGCCTCCAGCACGTCCGACTCGATCACGATGATGGCCACACCCACCCCCTCGTCAGGCCGCGGTGATCGCGGCGATGATGTCGTCCTTGCGGGTCGCCCCGGCCAGGTCAATGCCATGGTCGGCGGCGTACGCGCGGAGCTGGTCCAGGTTCATCGAGGACAGGTCCGGCTTCGCCTCGTCCCCGTCCTGCACCTCCGGCGCCTGGCTGGTCTGCTCCGGCTTGCCCCCCGGTGCGACCGGCGGAGTGTCCTCGACGATCAGACCCATCTGCAGCAGGTGCTGCACCGACTCGTCCATCGCCTCGGCCGGAACCGGGGCGCCGCGGTACAGGTAGACCTCGCGCCGCTGATCGCCGACCCGGACCACGGCGGCTGCGGCCTTCACGACGTAGCACACCGAGATCAGAGCCCCGTGTCGGTAATGACGACGCCGGCACGCGGCTCCAGCACCACCGGGACGGTGACGCGGCGACCACGCAGCAGGTACGAGTCGGTGTCGTCCTTGCGGATCGACTTGACCTGCACGCCGTCCAGGCCGGTGTAGCCGGGGCTCTCGATATTCTCGTCGGCCATGCCGCCGAGCTGCTCCCGGTCCACCAGGATCGGGTTCGTGAACGGGGTGTGGGTGCTGGTGGTCCAGGTCAGACCCATGTAGTCCGGGATGACGCCGGACACGATCGCGTTCTGCTGCTCGCGCGGCACCAGCCCGCCGGTGATGATCTTCCCTGCGACCTTGGCAAACTGGGTGGGCTTCAGCACGACTGTGTCGTACGAGAAGTCCTCACCCTCGTTGTCCTCCTCGGCCTGCGCCTTCACCGCGAGGATGCCCTCGACGATCGCGTCGTCGGTGGTCCACGCGCCGGTGTTCAGCCCGCCGGCGCCGACAGACAGGGTCTGGGTGACCTTGGAGGCGATCACGGCGAGCGCGACGGAGTCGACGTGGCGGATGTTGCCGTTTGCCAGCTTGCGCAGCGCGCGATTCACAACGTCGATGCCGAGACGGCTGATCGCCTCGTCGGACACCGGGGAGTCCTGGCCCCACTTGGTGACCTTCGCTGCGGCCAGCTCGCCGGCGGTCATGGCGGTCTTCGGGTACTCGGCGCCAGGGCCGACAGCCTCCGGGGAGTCGGCGGGGAAGATCTCCTCGCCGGTCTCGTAGAAGATGCCGCCACCGACGGCGGCGTACCGGCCGGCCAGCAGGTAGTCGGCGATGAACTTGTGCGCGAGGATCTCCTGCAGGCGCTTCCGGATCATCGTGGGGGTCTTGAGCAGGTGGTGGATCTCCACCGTGGTCATGTCGGCCGCGACGGTCGGTGCGGCAGGGTAGATGTAGCTCATTGCTCAGAGGCTCCTTGTCAGCGGACGTACTCGACGGTCTGGTCCGCTGCGGTCGCGGCGGTGAGTGCGATGCCCAGCACCTGCCCGGTCGTGGCGGTCTGAATCTTGCCAGCGGCGGCCGCCTCAACCTTCGCGCCGGCGACGATCGCCGCGGCGGCAGGGGCCTTGTCGACCGGGCCAGGCAGGTGCACGACGACCTGGTCGCCGGACGCGGCGTCATGGCCGGCGGTTCCGACAGCCTTGGCGGAGGCTGCGGCGGCGGGGGCGACGGTGCGGTTGCCCGACACCTCGACGACCTGTCCGCCGGTGATCGCGGCGGAGGCAGTGAACGTCACCGGCTGGCCGCCGGCAGGGAACTTCGGGATGTAGTCGGCCATGGTGGTCACTTCCCTTCTGCCGGGGAGGTGCCCCAGGCCTTGTTGTACAGGGTGGTCTCGTCGTCGGAGGCTTCGTCTGCGCCGCCGGTGTAGCCGACCATTTCGACCGGGACAGCGTTGGCGGGCATCGCGGCGAGCAGGGCGGCGGTGCCGTCCTCGTTCGCGTCGAGCTGGGCGCGCCACAGATCGGCCGAAGCGGCAGTGACCTTCCCAGCCTTCAGCGCGTCGGCCAGCAGCCCGTCACGGCGCTGCGCGGTCGCCTGCGCGACAGCCTCACGGCCCGCGGCGAGCTCGGCCTGCATGTCGTCGTAGACGGCCTTGTCGACCGGCACGACATCGTCGGGGATGTTGGGGGCGGCGAGACGCTGGTCCAGCGCCTCCATCACGGCGGCCTGGTCGACGGTCTCGGTCATGCCGAGCCGTGCGCACAGACCTTTGAGCAGCTCCTCCACGGGAGCCTCCTCTCGGTTGATGGTCTCCTGGCCCGGCGTGGCCGGGAGGTCCTGATTGGTGGGGGTGTCGGCGGCAATGCCGAGCTGCGCGGCGACCTCGCGGGCCTCTGCGACCGAGTGAGCCCGCTGGCCACCGGCCGCGGACGCGTACACCCGGGAGCGCAGCTCGTCAGTCGGGGCAGCCTCCTCGGCGACACCCGCGTCCTCAGCCTCGTCCGCAAGGCCAGCCGAGACGGCCTCCTCTGCGGTGTACCAGCGCTCCTCGCGCATCACGCCGCGCCAGCCCGACAGGGTCCCGCCGGCCTTCTTCGCGTACAGGCTGGCGATGTTGTCGGAGATCTTGTCGAGCAGGTCGCCGGTCTCGTGCATGTCCTGCGCGTTGCCCCAGACCAGCCCTGAGGCATCGTGGATCATCAGCATCGAGCCGGGCGACATGTGGACGTCGTCCGCACCGCCCACGGCGATGTACGACGCGGCGGACGCGGCGAGGCCGATCACGTCGGCATGGACGCTGGCCTTGTGCTGGCGGAGCGCGTTCATGATCGCCAGCCCGTCGAACACGTCCCCGCCGGGGGAGTTGACCCGCAGGTGGATGTCGTCGACGTCGAGCGCGGCGAGTTGCGCGGCGAGGTCCTTCGCGGTCACCCCGTACCACGAGCCGATCGTGTCGAAGATGTCAACCTCTGCGGTGCGGCTCTCGGCCTTGTTGGTGATCCGGAACCACTCGCGCGGCTTGTCGGTCTTCACTGGCCCTCCTCAGGCTCGTCCTCGTCGTCAGGGCCCTCGTTGCCCACCGGGGGCGGGGTGGGCGTCTCATCGACCCCCGTGGCCACGGCACGCGCCGTGGACGGGTCCGCGGTCGGCAGCCGGTACCGGTGCCGCATGTACTGCTCCAGGCCGTCGTCAGGCACCACGACACGGGTCTGCACCAGCGACTGCAACGCCTCCGCCGTGGCAGGTGACGTCGACCCGATCTCGTCCCAGACGAGCCGCGGCGCCGGCGTGGCCGGGCCCCAGTTCACATCGACCAGGTCCTCGATGACGTGCTGTTGGAACACCCTGGCGAACTCGTTTGCCACCGACTGCAGGCCGAGCGCGAAGAAGTCCGCGAACGTCGACCCGAGCGCCCAGCTGCCCGTCTTGACGCCCAGGTTCAGGAAGTGCGCCAGCACAGACCGGTTGATCTGCTCGTCGTAGTACCGGACCCACTTCTCAGCATCCGGAAGCTGGCCCTCAACCCCAGCCATGCGGAGCTTCGCGCCGTGCGCGATCGCCGCGCCCGACGTCGACCCGGACCGCAGGCCCTGCGCCAGCTTGAGACCCTCGGCGATCTCGGCCTTTTGTCGGGAGTCGATCTCCTCGGGATCCAGGATCAGCGCCGACGGCTCGGTCGACTCGTAGATCGGCACGCCCATGCCGTTCCGCTCGACCGTCTCGCTGCCCACTCGGAGCATGCGGTCCTTGAGGATCCACGGCTTGTACATCGAGCGGAGCATCGAGCGGCCCAGCCAGTTGCCGCCGCGACGCTGGTGCGCGTACGCGACCAGCCTGTCCACCCGGATCGGGGCCTTGCCGTCCTGCTGCCGGATCGCGTCCAGGCCGCCGTCAGGCGCGACCTGAACCTCGGCGATCGTCGCCGGAGGCCTCCAGCCCAACTTCGCCAGCCGGTAGCGGCCCGCGGCCTGGTCCCACTCGTACTGCTGTTCGAAGAACGCGTGCCCGAACACCAACGCCGTCAGCGCCTCGTCCAGGTGCTGCTCGAAGTTGAACCGGCCAGCCAGCCGGTCCCGCGACACACCGTCCTCGGCCGCGCCGACCAGCGGCAGCCCCACACACCGGGCCACCCACTCCGCAACCTCCGCAGGCGCGCCAGCCGTGTCGATCCGCCACGACGTCGCATGGATCGGCAGCAGCGCCGCCAGCAACGCAGACTCGATCTGCGGGTCCTCACGCTCCATCCGGGCGTAGATCCGCACCGACGCCGGCCACCGCAGCTGCGGTGCGTCCTCCTCGACATCCTCACCGGCAGGCATCCATGACCGGGCAATCGTGCCGACCGTGTACCCCTGGGGGCTCGTTGGAACAGTCACCTACAGGCCCCTCTCTAGAAGTGCATCGTCATCACGTTGTCGTTGTTCCCGAGCCCGGCGATCTGCCCGGCGACCAGCCCGCGGCCCTCCCCTGCCTCCACTGCGGCGGGTGCCGGCGGTGGTGGTGGCGGCGGCGGCGCAGGGCGCGTATACGCACCGAACGCCCCCATGAACGCCTGCAGCGGTGCCGCGTCGACCTGCGACTTGCGGAGGTCGAGCACCCACCGGTCACCCAGCGGCTTCTTCACCGCGGCAGCCGCCGCCGCATCGAGCAGCGGCTGCGGGTTGTGCCGGATCAACCCGCTCTTCACCGCATCCCAAGCCCGACCGGTCCAGCCGGCCAGGTCCGGACCGGCCCAGTCGATAACCGGGATCAGGAACGTCGGATCGGCCTTCAGCTCGGCGAGCAGATCGGAGACCGGGGCTCCATTCGTCTGCCCCGTCACCGCCTCGATGCGCGCCCGCCGCTCCATCAGGTAGTCACGCACCCACGCCGAGCCCCGGCGTGCCTGGTCGATCTCCACTTGGATCTCACCATCCGTGCGGGTGCCGCACCGGGCAATGTAGGTCCGGGACCGGTCGTGCGACATCGCAATACACATCACCGCGTCCGACACGATCCGGTCATCGGGCGCCAGCGCCACCCCACCACCAGGCTGTTCGACCGGCTGATTCAGCGACGCTTCCCACACCCCGGCAGGCCACAGCCCGTCCAGGGTGCCCTCGGCCCACTGGCACAACACCTCGGTGCGGAACACCCACTCCGGGTCAGTGCGCGCCGAGGATGCGATGGTGCGTTCCTCGATCGTCCACCCCAGCGACGGATTCGCCCACGCCCAGCCGTCACGGTCCCGCACATCACACCCGGGAGGCGCTGACCATTCGGCCAGGAACAGGTCGTCCGCGTCGACCTCGAGGTCCTCGACGCCGATACCGTCCACATCGCCTGCGTCATCATCGTCGTCCGGGGTGGAGGCGAGCAGGTCGACGGAGGCGTCGTCCGCGTCGAACTCAGTCGGCGCCACGGCCTGCTCGGCCGCGACGATGCCGTCCGGGTCGCAGATCTGCTCGTGCGCCATCCGCCGCAGATACCGCAACACCACGCTGGTGACGTCGCCCGCGTTGGAGAACGCCCAGATCTGCGCGTCCGGGCGGGCCATCGTCGTCTTCGTCAACGCGCCGTACGCAGACCAGTTCTGATGCTCGCGCAGCTCATCAAGCATCACCAGGTCACCGGTCAGGCCACGGCCAGCCTTGCGGTTCGCCGCCTTCACCTTGTACCGCTCGCCCGACTCGAGGATTAGCGCCTTCTTGCCGTTGACCAGCTGGACCTTCTTCACCAGCGCGGCGAGCGCCGGGCGGACCGGCTCGTCGTCCTCGCCCTCCTCGGTGACCAGGTCGACCGCGTCCTGCCAGATCTCCTCGGCCGTGTCCAGGTCCTGCGCCGTGGTCAGCACGGTGCGGCAGCCACGGACGTAGATCGCCCACAACGCGAGGACCTTCGACAGCGTCGACTTGCCGTTCTGGCGCGCGACCAGGACGACCATAGTCCGGAACCGCAGCCGCCGACGGCCCTCGATCTCGACGAGCTCCAGCGCGTGACACAGCAGCCACTTCTGCCACGGCAGCAGCGTCAGCAGCAGCATCTTCTCGGCGAAGTCGATCACCGAATAGCCGAGCGTCCACCGCTCCGATTCCGGCGAGCGAGGCTCCAGCTCATGCAGCGGCGGGGTAAAGATCCTGGGGACCGGCGACCCGTACCTCTTCGCCATTCCACCCCCTCACACGGCCAGCTATCGAACAGCAGCGTCCTTCCTCAACCCGTCGAGCACGGTAAGCGAGGCCCGGCGACCATTCCCGGCCTCGTCCTTCGCGCCTGCGGCCGCGCCGCGGATCGCTGCCTCCGCGGCCGGCGTCGCACCCAACTCACGAAGCACGTTGATCAGGTGCGGCACCAGGTAGAGACTCTTCGTGACATCGGTCCGCTCGTCGTGCGCCAGCGACGCGTCGATCCGGTCGGCCATCACCCGGCCCGCAGCGATCGCGGCCGCGTGCTTCGCCCCGTCCACGCCGAGCGCCTCCACAGTCTGGTCGAACGCGCCACGCATCTCGTGCTTCGATTCACGCTCCCACCCGGTCAACCGTTCCCGGCGCTCCTCCAGCCGCACGATCCGGTCGACCGCTGCCATGTCGCCCTGCACGGCCTTGCGCCACGCGATCGACAGCAGCCGATCAACCCGGCGCACCGCGAGCGCGATATCGAACCGAACGTCGATCTCGTCCAGCGCCCGAGCGTAGACCGCGCGCACCTCATCCAGCGGCAGCCGGACCTTCTCCGCGATCTGAGGGAACGGCACACCGGCCGAGCGCAGCTCGAGGACCTGCTCCTGGATATCCGCCACGGCCACACCCCTTACAGGACGACTAGCCCTCGTCCTCGATCAGCTCTGAGAAGTCGACCGGCTCCCCGTCCCGGACCGGCAGCACACCCGTCGCAGCTTGGAACCGTGCGCAGATCACGTCAACGAAACGCGGATCTAGCTCGACCAGCGCAGCCCTCGACCCGTGGTAGTGCGCGGCGAGCAACGTCGAGCCGGATCCGCCGAACAGGTCGAGCACCAGGCCCCCGCGCGCCAGGGAGTTCTTCAGCATCGCCCAGACCAGCCGAACGGGCTTCATCGTCGGATGTTGCCGATTCGCCTTCGGCTTCGCGACCTCGAACACCGAGCTCTGCGCGTTGTCGCCCTGCCAGGCAGGACCACCGCGCCCGAGCCGACCAGAGCCGCCAGGACCGAACCCGTACAGGACCGGCTCGTGGTCGTTGTGGTAGTCGACGACACCAGCGGCGTGCGCGGCGTCGTCGGGATCGACGAACACCTCCGGAGCGCCCTCGGCGTAGAGGATCGGCTCGTGCCGGTAGTGGTAGTCCGAGTGGCCCAGCGCGATCGAGCTCTTCACCCACACCAGGTTCTGCCGGACCCGGAACCCGGCCGCGGCCAGCTGCGTCTCGAACGTGATCCGGGCGGTATCGGCGTGCGCGACGTAGACCGGAGCACCAGGCGCGACGACCTCGGACATCGCAGCGAACGCGTCGCGTAGCAGGGCCTCGAGCCCGGCCGAGTTGTCGTTCTTGATCTCCAGCGCGTCCTTCGTCCCCCCGACGTACGAGACGCCGTAGGGCGGATCGGTCCAGACGCAATCGGCAGCCTCGCCCCCGAGCGCGTACCTGAGCACGTCCACGTTCGTCGAGTCCCCGCACACCACCCGATGCGGCCCGAGCTCCCACAGATCCCCGAGGCGCGTGATCTCCGGCACCGAATCCGGCAGCACGTCGTCGTCCGGGCCTGGCTCCGGCAGATCATCCGCGAGCAGAGACGCCAGGAACTTGTCGTCGTAACCCGTGCCGGCCAGCCCCAGATCGGTCTCGGCCAGCTCTGCGAGCAGATCCGCCAGGAGCTCGTCGTCGTACCCACCGAGGTCCGCGGTCCGGTTATCCGCCGCGACGATACGCGCGGCCTCCTCGTCGGTGCATTCGACGAACGTCGCAGCGATCTCGCGCCACCCGAGCGAGCGAGCCGCGAGCAGAGTGTGGTTCCCGGCGAGGACTTCCATCTGAGGCCGGCGGACCACGATCGGCCGATACTGGCCAGTCGTCCGCAGCGATTCCCCGATCGCCTTGACATCACCGACACGCGGGTTCCGCGAGTACGTCGCGACGGAGTCGATCGGAACCCGCAGCGCGTCCAACGTCGAGCGGATCCCGCTTCCCTCACCAGCCACCAGTGCCTCCGATCCCGTCGAACTCCCGCGCACCGCCGGAGAACTTGCCACCCCAGGCGCGCAACTCGGCCTGAGCCTACTTCTCGATCGCCAACGCCGGATGCGGCATCGGGGTCCCCTTCGCGTCCGCGACGATCGCGCCCTCCTCCGAGATCCGCTTCTGCGCATCCCTGAGCCGGGCGACCTGGCCACAGTAGGCCTCGAAGTCGGGCCCGACCCGAGGACTCGCAGCGGCCAGCTCGCGCCAGACCACGGCGATGTCCTCGGGCAGATGGGCAGTCGCCACGCGCACAGGTTCATCGAGCCCGAAATCGCGCGCGATGGGGTGCCCTGAACCCAGGGGGGAGAGGACGA